AAGTGGAGACTCCACAGGGATACTAATTATCTTTCAGTTTGGAAAGAATATGAACGTCTTTGGAGAGGTGAGTGGGCTGCTGAAGATCGTTTAAGAGACTCAGAGAGAAGCCGTATTACATCGCCAGCTTTACAACAAGCTATTGAAAATCATACTGCTGAGATTGAAGAAGCTATTTTTGGTCAAGGGGATCATCTCTTTGATATTAAAGATGACATGGATGATCAAGATCCAAAAGATATTGAGTACCTTAAAAAGTACATGAAAGAAAATTTTAAGAAAACTAAACTTCGTAAAGCAGTAGGTGATGTTTGTTTATTAGCTTCTATCTATGGTACTGGTATTGGTGAAATAACAATTAAAAAAGAAAAAGAACTTATTCCAGCAACAAGACCTATGCCTGATGTTAATGCAAATGCTATTGGTGTAGAAACAAAAGAAAGAGTTAGTGTTGTTTTAAAACCAATCTCACCACAAAACTTTCTTATTGATCCATCAGCAACTTCTATTGAAGATGCTCTTGGTGTAGCTATTGAAGAGTTTGTATCAGCACACAAAGTAGCTGAAGCTGTTAAAGCTGGTATTTATAAAGATACAGATATAGAAGATCGTGCTACACCTGATGATGATTTAGAAGCTTCATGGATAGATGAAAAATATACTTATGATAAAGTTAAAGTACTTCGTTACTATGGTTTAGTTCCTTCTAAACTTTTAGATAATCAAGGTGAAAATGATGTAGAAGAAATATTTAAAGATGATGAAGACTCTGATAAATCTGACCTTATGGAAGATTACGGTGATTTAGTAGAAGCTATTGTTGTTATTGGTAATGAAAAGTTTTTATTAAAAGCTGAACGCAGTCCTTACATGATGAAGGATCGTCCAGTCATTGCTTATCAAGATGATACAGTGCCTAATAGATTCTGGGGTCGTGGCGTTGCAGAGAAGGGTTACAATATGCAAAAAGCTATTGATGCTCAACTCCGTAGCCATCTTGACTCACTAGCACTTACAACTGTACCTATGATGGGTATGGATGCTACTCGCCTACCTCGTGGCTCTAAGTTTGAAATTCGTCCGGGTAAATCTATTTTAACAAATGGTAATCCTGGTGAAATCTTAATGCCATTTAAATTTGGACAGACTGATGGTAGTAACATTCAAACTGCACAAGCATTTGAAACTATGTTATTACAAGCTACAGGTACATTAGATACACAATCTACACAAACACAACCTGCTGGTGGTGAACTCTCAATCACTCTTTCATCAATCTTAAAGAAAAATAAAAGAACACTTGTTAATTTTCAAGATCAGTTCCTTATTCCATTTATTGAAAAAAGTGCTTGGAGATTTATGCAGTTTGATCCTGAACACTTTCCTGTTCAAGATTGGAAATTTATTCCATCTTCAACCTTAGGTATGTTAGCTCGTGAAGTAGAACAAATGCAATTTATTAATTTAATGAAAACACTTGGACCTGATAGTCCTCTTGTTCCTATCTTAATGAAGGGTATTATTGGTACTTCTAGTTTAGCAAATAGAGAAGAACTATTAGCAAACTTAGAAGAGTCAATGAAACCTACTCCAGAACAACAACAAGCTCAGCAAATGCAAATGCAATTACAAGCAGGTCTTGTTCAATCTCAAATTAATGAGTTTAATTCTAGAGCTCAGAAACAAGCAGCAGAAGCTCAACAAACTAATGTTGAGACTCAGTTTATTCCTGATGAAACCAAAGCTAAACTTGCTATGGCTTTATCTAATAACTTAGATGCAGGTGCTGCAGATGATAAAGAGTTTGAACGTAGAGCTAAGATAGCTGACTTACTTTTAAAAGAAAAGTCAATTAGTTTAAAAGAACAAGACATGGCTCAAAACGCTGAGATTGTTAAACTTCAAATGAATAAAAAGGCTACTCCTCAATAATGAGTTTACTTGAAGATGTATTTAGTTTAACTAAGAAAGAGCAAATTGCTCTATTAGAAGAATTAGAGAAGAAGGCTTCTGCCCCTTCTCCTATTGCTTTACCTCAAGAAGTTATAGAGACATTTGAACTACCTGATGAAATTGACATTGAAGATGAACTTGCTAAGATTAAAGAAATTGTTTTAGCTGAGATTCAATCTGTCACCATTAATGCTCCTAAGGGAGATAAAGGTGATAAGGGAGACAAGGGTGCTGTAGGTCCTCAAGGTCCAAAAGGGATTGACGGAGTAGCTGGTAAAGATGGTAAGCAAGGTGTTAACGGCAAAGATGGCGTTGATGGTATATCTGTTACCGATGCTCGTGTTGACTTTGATGGATCACTTGTAATTACTTTATCTAATGGTCAAGAAATTAATGCTGGGGATGTTATCCCTAATGATAAAAAAGATTTAATCATACAAAGTTTAAAAAATAGTACATTATCATTAACAGAACTTGGTATTGAAGACTATCTATCTAGTCCAACTCCAATAGGTGATGTCACTCCTAATACAGGTAAGTTTACAGATTTAACAGATACAGGTTTAACATCAGGTAGAGTAACCTATGCAGGAACAGGTGGTAACCTAGTAGACTCTGCTAACCTTACATTTAATGGCACAACATTATCATCAAGTTCTGTAGCTATCACAGGTGGCACTATAAACAACACCACTATAGGTGCTACTACAGCTACTACAGGTAAGTTTACGACATTAACCACAAGTGGCACAGCTACTATTGCAGACACATCTACTGTAGGTCAATTCGGTGTAAAACTTGGAACTAACTTTGCTGCTGGTTCATCATGGGATACTAAAGTATCATTATTTGGTAATGTTAATTTAGCTACAGGTGCAGGTTCAGGAGCATTTGGTGTTGCTTTTGATACAACACAAGGCACAAGTTTAATGTCAATAGCACCTGCTGTGGCATGGTATAACATGCAATATCTTGGAAATACTCACAGATTTTTTGGTCTTGGAATTGAACAATTAAGAATTACACCAATAAGCTCTTCTGTAAATTTTCATAACTTTTCAGGCTCTACTACAACTAAAGCACTTACATATATTGCTTCAGGCTCTGACACCAACATCTCTATGGCTTTCCAACCTAAAGGCACAGGTGCTATAGACCTAGCCGCAGGTAGTAGTGGTGTAAATATAAGTAATGGTGGAACAGTAACAGCTATTACTAGGACAGCAACAGGTAGTGGGTATTCTTCATTTCCGACAGTAACAGTATCTCCACCAACTACAGCAGGTGGTGTTCAAGCAGTTGTAGCAGTAAGTGCTATGGGAACAACAACAGCAACTATTGCTAATGGTGGGACAGGATACACAGTAGGTAATACATTAACAGTTACAGGAATTAGTGGAACAGGCTCTACATTTACTGTATCAACTGTATCAGGTGGTGTAGTAACAGGTATTACATCTACAGGAAATGGTGGTAGTTATACAGCAATTCCTACTAATCCTGTAACAACATCAGGTGGAACAGGAACAGGCTGCACACTCAATTTAAGTGCATGGTATGTTATAAGTGTAGGCACAATCACCAACGCAGGTTCAGGCTACATAGAACAACCTACAGTCACCTTTAGTGGTGGTGGTGGTAGTGGTGCGGCTGCTTATGCTACTGTGGGTTCACCTGTAATATTCCGTTCATTAGCAGGTAATGGTTCTGCGGCACAATCAATGTCTTTCCATTCATCATCAGGTGAATCTTTAAGAGTTGCAACATCTACTACAGGTGGAACATCTACTAACTTTGTTACTATTTCAGGCGGTTCTACAGGCAATGGTCCAAGAGTTATTAGTGATGGTTCAGATGGTAATATATTTTTAGGGTTTGTAACTAAAGGCACAGGTGCATTTCAATTTATAACTAACAACGCTTCTGAACAAATGCGTGTAGCCCACACAGCATCAGCAGTTAATTATGTGCAGGTGACGGGTAGTGCTACAGGTGGACTTCCTGTTATTTCTGTGCAAGGTTCTGATGCTAATATACCTTTAGCGATAAACTCAAAAGGCACATCAGCTATTAGACTTGGATTTAATAAT